AGAAGCAAAACTAGAAAGAAGTTGGGAAAGCACCGGTAGTTGTCTTTGACAGACCCTCTTTAGCGTCTCAAGGTCAGTACAAGGAGAGAAGGATTTTATCTCTTGTAGAGGAGAAAAGACCTCTTCATCAAGGATGTAGCTCTGTATCTGTGAAGGAACCTTTTTACCGTCCGTGGTTACCTGAGGAGAGGTTTGTTGGTTGAGAGAGCTGGCCAGATAAGAAAAGATTTGCACGTGAGCCAAGACACCTTTCTCTTTCGAGGGAGGGCTGATACAATCTTCGTAGCCAGAACCGTAAAGAGTGTTGATAGGGAAAGGAGCCACGCTTTTTCCCATTCTGCCTAGGATAGTCTCTATGCAGGCTAGGGCGGACTTGTCGCTAGCCATAGGGAAGCCAAAGAGAAAGTAGAGCATGTCCTTGGCATTAGACATACCTGTGGGGACAGACTTTGTCAAGGCCATACGAAAGGCATTCTCTAGTTCCGGTCTAACCGGCCTCAAGGCTACTCTTCTCACAAAAGGGCAAGAGAGAAGAGAAGACAAGCTATCACAGTTGTACAAAGGTAAACCAAACGGGTCCGTTAGATTAATCTTGGTCGTGCTACCATAGTTGTAGTAGTAACCTATGGAAGAAAACTCTTGTTTGGTGATGGCTACCGTGATTCTACTCAAAGGATCGTCTGATAAAACCAAAATTATTCCACAAGACATGTCTTTTATATTAACTTAAATCAGCGTTAGGGCATGAAAATGCAACACGAAGAGCGTTTCAAGAAGAACCTTGTCTCTCTGGCCGAGTACATTGTGGACGTGAATGACGATGCCGTAAAGAGAGGTGTTCGCATCATGGACAGTGGTCTGCTTCGGGTTGGTTCCAACCTGGTTAACGGCATCTCCTCAAAGACTATCATCGAAACCTTTATCAGCAAGTCAAACAAATCCTGGGAGAACATTCGCATCCACGATCAAGTCTATTTCAACACCAAGGCTCTAGATTTCTTTGCCGGAGTTCCTGAAGAGATGGTTAACAAGATGCGCATCCTTCTCATGGGCAAGGATGATAAGGGCAATTACTATGTAAAGGATGAGGTTAGAGTTATGATCTGGAAGTACCTAGAGTCTTTTGTAAAGATTTCCCTAAAGTACCTTTCTCCCGATGGAAAGTCCCTCATCCCTCAAGCGGAGTATGCTCAACACATGGAGAGCTGGGGCATTCAGGTTTAATCTTACGATTAAAGCGAGTTTAATACCCTAGGAGTGAAAAAGTAGAGAGAATAGAATTCATACAAAAGATGAATTCTATGCTGGTAGATTTCCTCAAGGACTTTGGAGCGAGGTTGATTGGTCCTCTCTTCAATGCTTTTGTTCAGACAGGAGTCAAGTATTTGGAAGAAAAGGGAACCATGAACAGCTCTAGTTTTTGTAAACAGAGTCTAGCCCTGGGTTGTTCTCTGAAACATCTACAAGCCATTTATGATCTAGGTTATCCTCTGTCTGGTAATTTCTTCTCTGCTCTGATGAAGAGAGAAGACTTGTCCAGTCAACAAAAGATAGAGTTTCTGTCCTGGTTTCAGGAGAAACATGTAGAGTTTACAAGCAAAGATCTGGTCAAGGCGGCCAAGGAGGATGAAGTAGAGATTCTGGAGTGGTTCTGCAACAGTGCGTACCTTCATCAGGTCTATAAAGATGATAGAGTGATAGCCTACCTTGCCCTTCACGGACATGATGCGGACTATCTCGACAAGATGAGAGATAGAGGTTTTCTCTGCACTTCAGAGATTATGGCCAAGGCAGCCATGGGTAATCGACTCGCTCTTATGAAAGAACTGCACAAACGAGGCTATCCTATGGACCATAGAGTGTTGAGCTTTGCTGCCATGAATGACAATCTAGACATGTTTACCTGGGCTATAGAATGTGGTCTCTCTGTACACCAAGACTGTAAAATCTATTCTACGCACTCTCCCTCTATTAGAAAGCACATCATGGAGCAAGGTTGGTAAAAGGTCCCCGCAATATTATATCTACATGTAGATATAATATTCTTAATCGTCAAAGGGTAGAGTGTGCTTGGTCACATCAGCGGCAGGTTTGTTGTTAGGAGCAGAGTTTCCTCCGATGAAGGAACTAACCATATTCATGAGACCGGTGGGATCGAAACCGGAACTGGCAGGCTCGGCAATACCATCAGCATCAACCACTACTCCCTTACTAGGCATCATAAACTCGTTAATCTGTGCCCTGATGGTCTTTGTAGACTCTACGGGAAGGAAGCCAGAGATGGCCTTGATGATAATAAAGATAACCGCCTGAAAGATCATGAAGATAAAGATTCTAACCTCGACCGGCCATTCGTCTCCTCCACCTTCCTTTTGCCTCTCGGCAATCTCCATGAGAAACTGCTCGTAAAAGATAAACTGCTTTAGTTGGTCACTAGTGTAGCCCGCGATAGGAATGTTAAAGAGCTTACATCCGATAGCCTCGATGATAAGAAAGATTATAGTAAGATAAACCTTGTATTTTACTATAGTCTTATCTATGTGAGATTGTCTCACGTATTGGTCATACTTTACATGAATGATGTGCAAGGGCTCCTCTTCTCCAAACACGGGCAAGCTAGGTTTGTTCTTTCTAATAATCTCCAACTTCATGTTAAACTTTGCCCTCATGGCTTCTTGTTGTGTCTCGCTCAAGATAGAGTAATCGGGAATGTTGGGAATATTAAGAAAGCCTTTAGGTGCGGCCCTAATAACCCTGACTACTCTTTCTTCTCGATGAGATAGTGGGTCTCCATCTCTGTACACTGGCATCCTGCTAATACTAATAGGTGCAGGTGTTAGAGGCAAGCCCTCTGATACCACCTTGAACCTAGAAGATAATACATTATCTCTCGCAGAAACCACCACGCTCTTACCCTTGTCTCTAGCAGAAATCTTGGCAACTCTGATTCTCTTGGGCGACTTTTGTGCAGACTTGGGCGACACAAGTTCAGGTGGAGACCTGACCATTTCTCCAGACTGGGGTTTGGAAGAGGTAGGATTTTTTACAGAAGTTATTGGAGAAGAGGTTACCTTGACGGGGGCTTGTTGAGGACGAGGTTTAACTTCGCGAGCAGAAGTTACTCCTCCTCGATGAAAACTTAGAGTAGAAGGAAGCTTCTTTGGCACATCTTGCGATCTCAACCTAGGGACAGGTATGGGAGGAAGATTTTCAGGGTTAAAGTCCTCGCCTGCTACACTAACCTTTGTGTTGTCTCTGGGAGATAAAACCTTAACCGTGGGAGAATAACTTGCACTGGAAGGAACTTTGCTTTTTGGAGAAAGCGTACCAACCTCCTCGGAACTTTCCATTTAAGTTTATGAATTGGCTCTTAAAATCCTTACAACTTGTAAAATTAGAGGTTGCTGGAAAAGCAGCTAATTTTAATTTTTCCACAAATTAAAAGCTTTGCATTTAAAATGTCGACTACCATTAATTCTCTTAAGCAGCCTCTCAGCTCTCTTGCCCAAGAATCTCCCGAGGTTAGTGCCTACGAGGTTACCACAAAGAAAAATGTATTTTCCGGGGGTAGTTTTGTAAGTTACATTGTCTGGTTTATCATCATCGCCATCATCGTTTGGGTTATCCTCATTGCTACTAAACCTACTTGGGTGCAAAAGTATAACGAACTAGGTCAACCTACGGGAGTAGTAGATCAGGCTCGAGCCATTACATGGGCTGTCATCATCGCCATCATCCTAGTCATCATCATCTGGATCATCCGTGCTGCCACTGGACCCAAGACTACCGTAGCCAAGACCACTGACTACGTTTTCTAAGCAAGGTTCGCGTACACACATATAAGTTAATTAGTAATAACAGCTGTTATTACTAATTAAGCATCTTCCACCTCTGCGTTAATAGACTCTACTAGAGGTTGCAGATGGTTATATTCTATATAATCTTTGTCTTGACTTAGGTCTTCTATATATTTAACCAAGTCGCAATGGTTGTTCTCTTTAGCCTTCTGGTACATAGTATGCAAACAGCCTTGGCTAGTTAGAGGAATAAACTTCCACGCCACTTGAGGATTGTAGACGACCTCGTACTCTCGTAGAATTTTTACATCTGGAAGATTTAGGTTCTTTGAATAGATGTACCAATCGTCTTCGTTCCAGATAACAAAGTCTCCATCAACTAGTCTGGCAATGTTTTCTAGTCTACTGATGATGTCTTCTCCCTTACTTTGCACACTTATACCAAACACAGAGCGATTACCTATACCTTGGTAGGTTTGTATCAAGCAAAAGTTCTCTCCTTGCTTCTCTAATATAAACGTGTGCTGGAAAACTTCTGGCTCTTCATGGTCTGTATTAAGATCGTTAAAAAGAACCCAATACAAACCATCTTGCTTATTATCTTTGATATGCTGGACTAGACTTGCTATTTGTCCTCTGGGGCAAAGTTCACGCTTTTCTACATTAGTCAGGTGCATAAACTTGTTAAACTGGACACCGGGAATTCTGTAAGCAAGATATTCGCGCACGCTATTGGCACAAGAATCAAACCTAGTTAGGTAAGCATTCTTTTCCAAAAAACCCAGGTTATCGTAGATAGTCTTAACTAGAGGAAAGGTCATGATGAGTAGCCTAGTTCTCCAACCATCAAAGAGAATATTTCCCTCTCTTGACAAATTATGCCTGAGGGTCCTGAGGTTAGGAACATTACACGTAAGTTGAATATAAGATTAGCTGGGGCTAATCTTATAAGTTTTAGTATCGGCAAGGAGAAAGACCTCTTGCAGAACTTGACCATTGTAAATGTTGCCTGCAGAGGAAAGCTCATCGTCTTTATTCTCCAGGAGCCTGAACGAGTATCACCCTCGTCTGACTTGCTTGCAAGTCACCTCTCGTCTGAACGAGTAGTCAGGTCTCCACCTGACTTGCTTGCAAGTCACCTCTCGTCTGAACGAGTATCACCCTCGTCTGAAGGAAACATCTACATTACTTCTTCTCTAGGCATGACGGGAAGTTGGACACAAAGTCAAGGATCATACACCAAGGCTATCCTTTACACTTCTGTAGGTAATTTCTGCTATGAAGACATGAGAGGCTTTGGTAAGATTGCTATTCAGAGGACAGAAGAAGAACTAGACCAAAGACTATCCAAGATAGGTTTCGATCTACTTGAGGCCTCTCTTCATCATGGTCAAATACCTGATGAACAATGGCTAAGCTTCTTTAATCGTAAGAGTAAGAAAAAGATTTGTGTCTTTCTCTTGGAACAAGACAAGATAGCAGGCATAGGTAATTACCTGCGCTCAGAAATCTTGCACCAAGCCAAGATCAACCCTCACCGAAGCGTATCTTCTCTTTCTGACCAAGAACTATTACTCTTGCGAGACGCTACGCAAGATGTTATAGTTAGAGCTTATCGTAGCAATGGTCTAACCATCAAAGACTATATCGATCCTGAAGGAGAGAAAGGTACTTTCACCTGTCTTGTTTACGGAAAGCAAGTAGATGAGCAAGGTAGAAAAGTTATCACAGAAAAGGTTTCAGGTAGAAGCATCTGGTATGTGATTTAAGGTCTTTATTAATCTAAAGAGGCCAGTAACAAGCTACTTTTCTTGGCTTGTTACTGGCCTAAAGATTAATAAAGAAAACTAAAAATGCAGGAACAACAATGCTCTCTGGTTCGCATGATAACCGAAGATGAGACTGAACATGAGAAGATCATTCGTTACAGATCTGGAGATGATAAAAAGGTAGACGAGGTTACTAGTTTGTTTGACTTTAACCCCAAAGAGTATGCCCGTAACCATCATCTACCTCGTGAGATGGCTCGAACTACAAAGTCTGGTCAGTACGAGTATGATGCCGACTCTTCCTATAGTTACATTTATGAGATGGAGATGTACCAGGTTCTACCTAGAGTTACCGTAAAGAAGAAATATCGCGATAACATCGAGATTTGCTGGGCTCATTACCCTGGTCTTAACGTAACAAAGAATGCTACCATGTATGGAGGAGACAAGACGATTATTCAAACCTCTGACGATAAGTGGTCTAATATCCAGAACCAACATTACGGCAATGAAAAGATAGAACACGTGAATCATTATCTAGGCCACATTCCTGCCCTTATCGAATGGACTGACAAGCTCCCTCGTTTTCCTCTTCGTGTCATGCAACCCTGGTCTTTTGCTAAAGGTATCCCCTTTCCTCTCTTTCAACCCAAAGAGAGGATCTACTTTAGTTACAAGACCTGTTCCAGCATCTTTGAACTCTTGCGAGTTAGAATCCGCAAGCAAGGCAAGTGGACATACATCTCTCCTCTGAAAGAGAGAGATACGCTTAGCAAGTACCTAAACTTTCCCGATAAGGGTTCTCTCCCTAGTCCCATCATGATTGCAGAGTATTCAAAGATTACTCATGATGAAGAGACTAGTATTAGAGGAGACATCAGCCATTACGTAGTCGAGGATATTAAGCGTTTCTCTTCCGAGACCGTGAACAAGACCAATCCTAAAGTAACTATCGATGTTAACATTGAAGATTCTATCAAGGGCATCTTTTACGTGGCCGAGAATCTGGATGCTACTCTAACCAACAATCTTTCCAACTTTAGTACCAACGCCGTGGACATCCTTGATGGTGACAAACCTGTCAAGGGTATTTCCTTGAGTTACAAGAGTTCTCCCCTTGTTCCTCTCTCTTCTGAATTAACTTCTACCGTGCTGGCAGATTACATTGAATCGCACTACCCGAGAAATTATTTCAAGGGTTATCCTCGTGACCCAGGTTACGGAGTAATTCCCATCGGCTATGACATGCACAGTGTTAACCATGAAACCTTCAAGAGTGGAAAGTTTAGTATCGACTTTGAACTCTCTGATAAGGACGAGGATACAGACAGCGATGACGATTCCGAAAAGGAGAAGGAAGAGTTTTTGGACATTGGTTCTATCAGCTCTGACGAAGTTAAACTTATCCACTCTTACAAGGTTCACGTGTACGTCCTCTATCTCAAGCGAATTTCCTTCATCGATGGCAAGGTAGAGATTAACAAGGTTATCTCACAGAAGAAAAAGTAGGATTAAAGTTCAAACTTCTAGCTAACGACAGTTAGGTAGAAACGTCTTGCGTTTCCAGCTAACGACAAGCATAGATAACCATTGGTTATCTATTCTTCTGACGACAGTTAGGTAGAAACGCAAGACGTTTCTAAGCTAACGACATAGAAGCTGACGCACACTGAACTAACGGCAGACCTCGTTCTCTGTCAAGGTTCTGGATCGTTCTCCATTAACCGGAGGTATGAACCCATAAGGACCACTCTCTACTACTTGACCCTCATAGATTCTAACAGCCCGTGTTTGGTCAGGACATATCCACTGTAAACAAAAGATACTTTCTCTACTCTCGCACCTCTTCAGAGAATAATATAAATAACCTGCTAAAAATATTAGCACAAGATCTATAATTAGGATGACTCCGATGAGAATGTTTAAGGCCAAGGACATTTTAATATTTCGTGTGAAATATTTCACACGAAATATATAAAAGATGCAAAGAAGAACTTTCAAACCGCGTTCCTCTACCACTCAAGTTAACGTGGAAAAAATTTACACAAAGGGTCAGGATAGTTACGAGATCGATGTTAACGACATCAAGGCTACTCTTGCCAAACTCTCTCCTCACTGTGACACTTTGGTCTCTGATGCTCCCCCAGAGTTTAACGAAATGGTAAACACCATCAACGTTCTTTGTAGTACAGAGTATTATCCCGTCCTCCTTTCTGTAATTTCGGAGTATTTTACCCCTGATAACGTTAGGCCGGGCACGGTTAAGGCTTACATGGTAGGTTGCACCGCAAACTCTGACCCTTGCTCTTCCGTCTGTGCCGGTTCTGCACCTCCAGACTCTGACTTTCGACTTTGCCAACAGAAGGTTATCATTGGAGGCAAGAAGGAGAATGGTAAATACTCTTTCATCAAGACCCATTCTCCTGAAGGTAACAAAGCTATCGTCTATGTGCCGCACGACTGCCTAGAGCACTTTCCCGGTTTCTGTTCTGAAGAGATCAAGCATCTCTCTTCACTAGGTGTAACCGAAGTTAGACTGGTAGGTCTCAATGACGTCCTTCTCTCTGATTACTCTCCCCTTAGTAAGCACCTAGCCCGAGAAGAGCATGTAGCGGTGGCTAGAGGAGAAGCTCCAATGGTCGTTGGACCTGGTGTCGGACCTGGACCGATTGTACAAGAGAGGCCCGTAACGGTAAACCAAAGCACCTCCTTTAGCAACAGTTGGCTCTTCTGGGTCATCATCGTCCTAGTAATTTTGGCTATCCTGTTTTATTTCTTCTACATGAAGCGGAGAGGTTAAAAAAAATTCCAAATAAAAACTTTCCAATAAAATGTCCTGCACTTCATCTTATGCCGCCACTGGTGTTACTGCCGCACCTGCTGTAGTTAATACTGGAACTTCTATCGGTAATATTGCTTGGGGTATCGCACTCGGCTTTATCCTCCTCTTCCTCATCCTGGCCGTGATTGGTCTTATCATTGGTGCCTTTGCTGCTCCTACTGCCGCTAACTGGATGAGGAACGGTAACCCGCTTTCTAACGGCCTCTAATTATCCACCCTTACATATAATATACATGAAAAATCATGTATATTACCTTACCTACCAGCAAGATGCTATCTTACCTACCAGCAAGATGCTATCTTACCGGCCGGTAACCAGGAGAAGAAAGTTGCATTCCGTTTGTCTTTTATCTATTCTCTTGTAGGAGGTAGAGCCAAGAGATTTTAGATAAACTCTATATCCTAGAGCTAGACCGGCCGTGGTGTAACAGGAACAAGCGGCTTGAGGGTTACTGGAACCATTGATAAGTTCTATTGCATCTACTACCTTGCCTAAACTAGCAAAGGTAAAGGTTGCAAAGGGAGTACAGTAACCTTTGCCTCTTTGGTCAGGTCTAATGCTAATAAAGGAAGAAGTAGAATAAACCTTGCCTTCTCTACTTTCTAGTTTACCTCTGTAGTAGGCTAGTGCTTGACCTTGTTCATCGAGCATGAGGGATAACCATTGGTTATCCTTTACTAGACTAGGCACAGACCAGTGTTCAAACTTTCTCTTCTCTTCCTTGATGATGGCTAGTGAACCTTGCTTGATAGCCTCTTCTATTTCTAATATGTCATCGTAGGATAACATATTATCAGACTTTACGTAAAGGGAAGAGGACAACTGCACCTTTCTACCCTTGTAGTTTACAAAGTAAGAGAGTTTAGTAACCTCGCGTTGATAGGGAGCAAGGTTAAATTCATCAGAGATGTCTAGGGGACCAACAAAGAACTCGTAGTGCATTTTTATGTAAATTCACCAGAAAAGAATTTGTAGTGTATCTTTGCAATTACTAGCTCTCTCCTTCCCTATCAAACGAAGCGGCCATGATCTCATCTGCTTCCTCAGAGGTAGTAAAAATTAGAAAATCTAAATCGTCTAGACTGCAATCCTTAACTTCTCTACGGGGATACTCGTATTCTTCCGATCGGGGACCGGGAGTATTTAGACCAAGGTCTTTGGCCGCTCTGATATAACATCTACAGGCACCAGTTGATAAGGCACTTATCAACGACCGCTCCTATGGTGCTATTCACTCTAATTAGAATGTAGTCTGTGTGAAGCAGATTAACTAGACCTTGGTATGTAAAGAAAGCAAATTCTTTACATAGACCCCTTCCTCGATATTCCGGGCTGATATTTATCGAGGAATTCGAGTTGTACTTTCTACCTAACTGGTCCATGTGGATTTCCCCATAGTACGAGCCTATTATCTTGTTTCCCTCAACCATAATAGAAATCCAACCATCCGTCTTGGTGGTGGGTTTCCACGTTCCTTGTACGACTCTATTCACAGAAATTATTTCTGGTCTTTCTCTATCGATGAAAGAGTTAACTTCTTTGCTAGCAGAGTACCATCTTTCATCATGACCAAAAACTCGCACTCTTTGTCCCTGATATACAACATAGTAGTCGATTAACTCTAGAGGAAAAAGGTAGGTAGAGTTGGCAACCAACTCGGGAAATCTTTGTTTCAGGTCTACCGGACCAATAAAGAACTCGTAGCGCATTTTACATGTTGGAAAATTCTATCATGGTCTCATCCACTCCAGGTAGAAAAGTAAAGATTAGAAAGTCTAGATCTCCAAGGTTGCAGTCTTCAACTTCTCGTAAGAGGTATTCGTCTTCCCATGCAAAAGCACCAAAGGTGTACAAACCTAGGTCTTTGGCTGCTCTTACATAGCAGCGACAAGCTCCAGTCGGCAGTGTGGACGCTACATTAATAGAAATGTAACTTATAGAGAGCTCTGTTAAAAGTTTATCATAGGTGAATTGGGCAAAGTTCTTGCAAAGACCTCTTCCTCTAAACTCGGGACTAACCTGTATATTGCTATGCGTGCTATACCTTCTTTCTAGATCATCCTCATAGGATTCTCCTCGATAGAATCCTATAATTCTCTCTTCTTCCATGAGAAGAGAAAGCCACTCGTGGTCTTGCCAAAGTATATGGTAAGGTTTCCAAGTTCTTTCTACTTTTACCTTTCTAGAGAGCACAGGCAAGGTCGATCTAAACCTCAGGTCAGGTTGAAATCTGCGTATATATTCTTCTATTTCCTGATCGTAGTCCAAGGTTCTCCATCCTACACTAAATGGTACAACCTGTACCTCTCTTCTCTTGTAAAGAATATAGTACATGTCCTCTTCTTCTGTATAAAAATAAGCAGACCTTTCCACTATGCCAGGATAGACCTCTTCTAGATTGACAGGCCCAACAAAGAACTCGTAGTGCATCTTTTCATAGGGAATAATTTACTAGAACGACTTCTAGTAAATTATAAAGTTAGAAAGGCATGGGTTGGTTCACGCTAAAGATCAAGTAATCTAACTGTCGTTAGATGAGCACATCTTGTGTACCCATCTAACTGTCGTTAGAGAATGTAAAAGAAACTTTGCACTTTTAACCTATGCTTTCTGCCATGACATCATCCATGCTGGGTAGAAAACTAAAAATTAAAAAGTCTAGGTCTTGTCTATCGCAATCTTCAACCTCTCGGTACACATAAGCCTCTCCTTTACCCAAAGTTGTGGAAGCATAAGTATACAAACCTAGGTCTTTAGCCGCTCTCATGTAACAACGGCAAGCACCTGCTCCTATCATACTTGCTACTACAAGGGCAATGTAGTCTACCTGATAAACACTAAGTAACCTCTCATAGGTGAACAAAGCAAATTCTCTACACAGACCTTTACCTTGGTACTCGGGACTAATATTAATAAAAGATTCTGAACTAAACTTTCTCTCCAGGCTGTCTGTGCGCACATTGCCGTCGTAGGAGCCTATTATCTTTCCCTTATCAACCATAATGGAAAGCCATTCGTTCTCTTCTCTCACCTTAATCGTAGGTGTCCACTGATGATCAGACACTGTGGTAGTATAAAATATTTTTGGTCTTTCTCTCTGAATAAAGGCATCTACCCCTTTGTCCTCGTCTACAGAATGCCAAGAGGATAAGGTGCCTTGTCCCCCATACTCTATAACTTGTGCTTTCTCTCCTCGATAGAGAATGTAATAAGTTACTTCCTCTACAGGATATACAAAGGTAGAATTAGCAACCAAGTCTGGAAACTTGCTCTTCAGGTTAATTGGACCTTTGTAAAAGTAGTATCTCATGACCTTTTCATGAGATACTTTAATTTCCCCTCACGAGGAAGTTTGGGTAAAGTTCTCTTTACAGGGAACTCTTCCTCATGACATCATCTAGTTTATGAGAAGAGAAGATTAGATGGTCCAGGTAGCTAGGAAGAGAGAATCTGCTCTTACCCCTATCACAATCCTCAACCTCTCGTAAGGCATAGTCATCGTCTTCTTCCTCTGAGCAATATCCATAGGTTAAGAGACCGATATCCTTGGCTGCTCTCATATAAGCACGAGAAGCGCCCGCACCTATACTGCTATCTACCTCTGTTACTATGTAATCTACACCAGTTATCTTAATCAGGCTGTCATAGGAAAAGCGTGCCATCTCTCTACACAAACCTCTTCCTCGGTAGTCAGGACGGACACCTGCAAAAGAACCTCTACTATACATTCTACCTAGAGAGTCTTTATCCAGAGAACCCATATAATAACCCACTATGGCACTGTCATCCATCATGAAACAAGACCAGGTGTCTTGATCAGTGTAAGCTATAGGGTCCCATTGCTTGTCCTCCACAACTTCTATCCTTCTTAGCGTTGGGTTGTGGTTAAGGTACCTCATCAGGGTACCATCATAGGCATCAAGCACGAGCCATCTTCCCAAACTGCGCACTACCTCTACTTCCTTGCCTCTAAAGGTTACATAGAGACGAGTAACTTTCTCCTGATAAGGGTAGGAGGATGTCTCGTCCCCCTGAGCACATTCAGCAATTAACCTCTCCCTCTCCTCAGAGTTACCTAGATAGAAATAATACTCCATGATCTTAACCGGCAGTGACAAAGTTCAGCACGTTGCAAACGATCGATAGATTCTTTTTACGGGTTAACTACAAAGACACATATCCAGGCTACTCGTTGTTAGATTAAGCATCTTCGATCTCTCTATCAAAGAATTCGGTCATGACTTGGTCCACACCCGGCAAGAGACTAAAGACGAGAAACTCTAGGTCTCCAAGGTTGCAATCTTCAACCTTTCTGTAAAGATACTCATGTTCTTCCGATCGAGAACCAAAGGTATACAAACCCAGGTCTTTGGCTGCTCGTATGTAACAACGACAAGCACCAGTTGATAAGGCACTTATCAGCGACCGCTCCTAGTGTACTTGCTACCGTAATTATAATATAGTCCACCTGGAAGACACTAAGTAGCCTCTCGTAGGTAAAGGTGGCGAATTCTCTGCACAAGCCTTTACCTTGGTATTCAGGGCTGATACTAATGTAAGACTGTAGACTAAGCTTCCTCTCCAGTTCGTCCTCCAAAACATGTCCTTCATAAAAACCTATTATCTTGTTCTGGTCAATCATGACAGAAAGCCAGTTACCTTTTGTTCCCATCTTAACTGTAGGTGACCATTTCCCTTGGACAATGTAATCCACAGAAAATACCTTTGGTCTTTCTCTGTTGACAAAAGCAGTTATCTCATCGTTCAAGTCTGCTGAATACCACTTTCCTCTATAATTCTCGATTCTCGTTCTCTGACCATTATAGATGATGTAATGGCTTGTTATCTTCTCAGGGTAAAAGTAGGTAGAATTAGCAACCAACTCTGGATATCTTTCCTCAAGGTCGATAGGACCAACAAAGAACTCGTAGTGCATTTGCTTTGTTAGAAAGATTTATTCTAGCTAGTATCTCATGATCTTTTCATGAGATACTTAAAATATGTACTTTTGGATAGTGCTTATCGTGGTAGCCTTGCTGTTAATCTGGTTGTTCTACTCTGGTAAAGAGACAGAAGAGTTTGTAGGTTTACAAGAAGAAGATCTAGAAAACCTAACCAAACGAGAAGGAGAAAGAGAAACTCCTCTTCCTCTTCCTAGAGAGAAAGAAAAAGTTTGTCACGCGGAAGACGAGCCTCTACCTAAGGATCTTCTTCCTTATCACAGTAGTAAACCTCAAAGTAAGGGAGAGAAGATCTGTTGTTCGGTCATGGAGAAGATCTACGGAGTACCTTTTTACACCGTGAGACCAAATTTTCTCAAGAACCCAGAGACGGGTAGAAACCTGGAGATCGATTGCTACAACCCAGAACTTAAGATTGGAGTAGAGTATAACGGTAAGCAGCACTATGTCTTTCCAAACTTTACAGGCATGTCTAGAGAGGAGTTTTACAACCAACTGCGTAGAGACCGCTTCAAGAGAGAAAGCTGCGATCTTAATGGAGTCTATCTCATCACTGTACCTTACACTGTTAAACCCCAAGACATAGAAAACTATATCCGTGAGAGATTACCCTAATTAAAAACATGTACCTGCATCTCTTCATCCTGGTTGTGTTTATTCTACTTATAGTTTACCTGTTTGGCCTATCCTCGGTAAAAGAGTTTTGCTCTGAGATCATCACCGATGAACGATTAAGGAAGGATGTTAAAGAGTGTGCGGTAGAGACCATGCGAAGCAACATCACTCCGGACAAGTTGGTCAAGGTTATAGTTCCTAGCTGGTAAAATACACAGTGTTTGGAAAGAAAGCAAAGGTCTGATGCTCATCAGACCCGGCAGATAGCATTGTAGAGAGGGTTCTCTACAATGTCAGTGAGAAAGCTAACCAGAGAGCAAAGTGTGAGGCTAGCTCACACCCAGGTTAACATTGTAGAGAAGGTTAACATTGCAAAGAAAGTTGGTTAGAAAGCGGAGGTAGTTAGTAGGTTAACTAGAGAGAAAGTGTAGCCGGGTTAGTTTGGTACCCTTGGTTCTCATGAAAGCAAAGGTAGCTAGTAGGTTAGTTTGGTACCCTTGGTTCTCATGAAAGCAAAGGTAGCCAGTAGGTTAACATTGTAGAGAAGCTTAACTAGAGAACAAAGGTAGCTAGTAGGTTCTCATGAAAGCAAAGGTAGCCTTTGGTTAGTTTGGTACCCTCGGCTAGCCTGGTTAACATTGTAGAGAAGGTTCTCGCAGAAACGAAGGGTAGCCCTCGGTTAGTTTTTGGTACCAAAGGTTCTCATGAGAGTAAAGGTAGCCCTTGGTTGATTTGGTACCCTTGGTTAACATTGTAGAGAAGGTTAACTAGAGAACAAAGTTAGCTCTTGGTTAACATTGTAGAGAAGGCTCTCATGAAAGCAAAGGTAGCTAGTAGGTTAACTAGAGAACAAAGGTAGCTCTTGGTTAACATTGTAGAGAAGGTTCTCATGAGAGCAAAGGTAGCTAGTAGGTTAACTAGAGAACAAAGGTAGCTCTTGGTTAACATTGTAGAGAAGGTTCTCATGAGAGCAAAGGTAGCTCTCGGCTAGCTTAGTACCCTTGGTTAACATTGTAGAGAAGGTTAACTAGAGAACAAAGTTAGCCAAGTTAACCTTCTCTACAATGTTAATCACCTATGCCTTTTCTCTCATGAGAGAACCTTCTCCGCAATGTTAACGTGACAGGTATGATAAACATCATGTCTTTGCTCTTACGAGAACCT